CAAGTTTGCTACTCGAGCAGGAACTCTAGATGCGTAAACATCGCGTCCAGAGAACCCACATGGCTTTAAATAGCCAGAGACCTGATAAGGTCTCACCAACAGAAACTGTATCTGAGCGATCAGTTTCACTATCCGAAGTATCTGACGATACTTCCGGATGGGAGATTGTTGAAGATTCTGGAAGTGGAATTACCGCTTCCAGTTGTGACCCCTGGCCTGAATTACTTACTCAGGCAAAGGATCATTCTTCAGCAGACTTTCATCCTGTCGTATTGGATGAAGAGATCTTGGATATAACACATTTTGCTAACTCAATAGCCGCAGCGGCTGTTGAGGAGGCAGACGAAGAGGAATCTAACAACAGTCAGGTTCCTCCTCACCCTGAGCAAGAAGAATTGACTTGGTCAGGGGGATCAGTGTTACCATCGGATGCGGGGGACGCCCAGGTTTATCCGTCAGCTGTTGGGCTGGCGGTTACTGGGGCTAGTCTCCATCATTTAATGAGTCAACCCGTAGAATTACTTGCTAATTCACGAAGCTGGTCGTATAAAGGAGGCGTCCTTCACGCAGTTGGACCGCCCCTAAGGCATTTACCTAAGATTGTTTTAAAATCAACAGGCGCCTTGGGATTGGTCGAGAAAGGAGACGAAGTCAAACGCAGGTTCATAAATCTTGATCCTGAGGATGGCGAGCGGAAGGCATACATGCGAAATCTAAGGTTATTAGAATTCATCAGATGCACTTTCGATTGTCTCTGTCTAGGCTGGCAAGAAGTACTACTTCGATTGTCAGAACGACCTAGTAAAGGGAGGCAGCGCGCGATAAGGCGTTTCAAGTTAAAACTACTTGAAAACCCCTATCGGGCTGCAATGACGTTGAAAGCAGCTGCATCAGCAGGCCGCTCTTGGTATTTTGGTAAGAGTTATCCTACCAACGTACAAGCGGAATTGCTTCCAACGTGTAAACGCGGTGGCCTTATAATGAGTTATATGGCCCGCGCCCTCCCGTGTCCACCAAAATCCCTCGCTGAGGCCGGTTTAGCCGGTCTTCAAGAGAGACTTTGCGGAGGTTCAAAAATACCTCAAGCACCCGACGATTATCGAGTGTTTATACGAGACTATTTAGAACACTTCCGTCCCAGGGCATTGTCCTTATGGTCAATGCCGTCCTCTAGTGCCTCACTGGGGTACAAGAGGGTAATGGGGGGACACTTACAAGCAATCCAAGATTTGGTTTACCTTGGATTTGGGCTACAGATGGTTAATCTATCCGATGCCGAACGGTATCGGACGATTAAACGTCCCATCGAATTGCTCAAAAAGCCGAAAGTCATGTACGGAAAGTACACCGATGGCTTAATTAGCCACCCCAAAGGCAAATTTAACCTTTGGGAGTTGGCCGAGCAATTTGGCCTTAGCAAGCTAAAACTCCGTCCTGAGACTTACGTGGACGCCGATGCAAAAAAGAAACATTTGCATGCGGACATCCACCTCAGGATCGAACTGGGAGGGACTAAAGATATTATTAGTCTCTTAGAACAGTCCGATAACGCGGAATATTGGCGTCAAACGCTTACTCTTGGGGTAATCTATGTGCTCGAGCTCACAGATTACATCCCTGTTCTCCCGATTGCTGCGGGAGAAAAGGGCCTCAAGATGCGATTCCCAACTGTCACCTTAGTTGCCGCAAATTTGGTTTACCAAATTTTAAGACGGGCCCTGGAACAACACATGATTTTAGATCAGCGTTGTTCTCAAGGGTTAGGTGGGGAGAAACCGGCAAAGCTTGGACGTTACGGTCCTTGGTATTCCCAAGACATGTCTTGGGCCACCGATCTTCACGAATTCTGGTTAACCAGAATTCCATATGAAGAACTCACCGTAATTTGGCCTGAGCTCCAGAAATATACTCGTTGGTTCGATAAATTGTTCGGACCAAAGAAGTATATTACTGACCCACATGATAAGATACCCTTGGCTCCCTTATCCCCTCGAAATCCTGCTACACCTCAGTTGGGCAAGCAGAAGAAGGGAAAAGACGCCATTGATGCCGAGACATTAGCCTTGGCAACAGATGGGCAATTATCAATTAAACAACCTATTCGTAAGAGAGAAGGCAATAAGTATACCTTCCGCTCGGCGAACGTAGGTACCAGTAGTGAACGGGGCTTAGCCTCTATTAAATCACTATCTGGTCTCTACGTAGAGACAGCGAAGTATATCACAGAATATACTTCGTGGATCTATAAGTTGTTGGTTTGCAACTACAAGCACACGACAAACGGTGCAATGATGGGTGACGCAACTAGCTTCCCTATCATGGAGTTGCAAAGTTTATATGCTGCCCATAAGGCCGGATTCCCTAAAAATCTTGGGGAATTCGTTGGAGACGACACCCTATTAGGGCGTGCGACTCCAGAGAGAGTGCTTAAATATGAAGAAGCACTTCTCTCCCTTGGCGGCGTCATAAGCAGTAGTAAGACCTTTATACATGATAAGTATGGTCTTATTACCGAACAACCTGTGGTTGGCGGACTCAAGCAGCCTTATACGCTGTTGAGCATGTTCACAGCACCACCTGGAGGAAGTAAGGGCGAAATGACCCCTTATTCGCAGGTTACATCGGTGCGTGATCATTATGAAAGACTCGGCAGATCTCCAAAACGGGCGATCTGGCGTAAGTCTCCATTCCGTCAGCATCATCGCTTCTTAGCGCGCAACGGCATTCCCGTTGGGGCGCCTACTTGGGCCGGGGGCTTAAATCACCCTGGATTCAGTAAGTGGAGCAATGACAACCACAACAAATGGCTGTCCCATCTATCGCAATTAACTGTATCTCAGCTAATTACGGGGACTGGTCTTAACCCTATAAGATCTTCCGCTTCCGAATCACTTCGGAAGGTCGGGAAGCAGGGGTTAGAAGAGATCCTGAGGATCGATAAGGAGAATAGGGCCATACGAAATTCAACGCATGGACTCCGGCATAAGTATGCCATTCCAGACACCTATTGTGTGGAAGAGGACTTAATTACTTATTCCAAACCGATCTTCTTGAATCATGAAGAAGCTATTGCCTCTTCACTGTCCGACAAGGAATTTAAACGTAGATTCCTTGACATAGAGACTGTCACTGACAAGCTCTTAGGACCGATTCAATCTTGGGAGTTTTACTTTAGGGATACTTTGCCTGTACGGACAAAGACCCCCCCACTACGTGTGGTAGTAAATAACTTCCGTAAGAAGGTCTCAAAAACCCGGGTGCTAAAACACCTCGGAAGAATGTCTGTACGTAAGACCCTACAGAACTGCGCACTCAAGGTAGATTTATACCTTGATAAGGCAGAGTGGGGCATGCAGACAGCTGCGGCTTCTCGTTTACGAGCCTATGGTCTTGAGCGAAGCTCAGGGCCAAAGAGCTCTAGAGATGCCAAAGATAAAATTTAC